TGTTGAAGACCCTACTGCTGTATACGTCATAACTTCGTTGCCTACAAACACAGTACCTGCACTTGCAAAGCCTGTAGTACTAGCTACAGTCAATGTAGTAACGGAGTCTGTGTGCGACTGACTTAATGTAGTAGTTTGTATTTCATCTTCTTGTTCTACGTAACTTTTTAAATATTCATTATAGTTTAAAGGACTAAGAGTAATAGACCCATTGCCTAAGTCAGAATCTTTTACTAATCTAAATGTATTATAATCAATTACTTTAGTTGAGGAAGGAACAGTATACTTTACTGTACCTGCTGTGAGTGTCTGTGTAGCCGTAGCATGATTAAACGGGTAGTTATATTCTCGTTGATTAATATAACGAATAGCTTCATTGACAGCATTCTGACACTGTACTTGTATTCCTCTAGCAGATGTAAAATTAGCTGATGTTAATTCAACTTCATTTAATCTTGATATAACTTTATTTGTTAGAGTAAGGTATGTTTCAGCCATGTTATTTCCTACTATCTATATTAATAAACTTTTTTCATTGCTACAATAATGTCGTAAGTATCTCCAGAACTATGTCCTGTAGTAGTTAATAGTACGTCACCATTAACGCCACTACCTGCATTGTTTACTAGTCCACCAAACTGACGGTAGTCTGAATATCCTTCTGAATCAATTTTAATTTTTCTAGCAGATAAATTAGTACTTGCATTCCAAAATAACTCAGCAGACATACCTACAGTATTCCACCATACTTGTTCTACAATAACTTTAGATACTAAAGCTCCATGTGCATTAGCACTTAACGCACTAGCATCTACTTTAGCAACAGCCGATTCTCCTGAGCCGTCACTTACATTTCTAAATCTCATAACAAGATCAGATGGGCCATCTAATAATGTTTCACTCGTAACAGCATCAGCCATTTTTATTCTCCTATGTCATAAAAAGTGGGGCAAGTTAATCCTGCCCCACTAAGTATTGTTATGCTAGTTGATCACGATCAACTTCATTGGCAGCTAAACTTCCGGGATTGTCTATGTTCATAAGAACCATCCAAACTCGAATTTTACCGCCTGTAGGTGCTGTACCTGCTGCTTGAAGTTCTAGATCCATAGTTGTTGCCGTAGAACCAGTAAGGTTCGGAAACACTCCAGGAATCATAGTAGCATAGGAACCAACCGCCATAGCGTCTGTGTCCATTGCCGCAACGAACTCATCAATATCAACAGCAATACCGCCTGTAGAGGCAGTAGTGATACCTAAGTTGAATGTTGTGTCGTTTGATTCTCCAGTCAATAGAGCTTCGACTTCGTAACCTGCAGCCATAATAAGAGTATCTGTTGGTATTGTGAATACTTGCAAAATATCGTTTGCAGCAAGAGCCGCAGCGTTATTTGTGTTTTCTACAGCAATATCAATAGTATTACTTATTAGGTAGGGAGCAGGAGCAGAAGGTCTGTGTACTGCTTGTAAACTTGATGAATAAGTAGCCATTTGTCAGTCCTCCTTAATAACCAGAAACATAAAACGCACGAGATAAAGCTTCAGGGCGTAATATTTTTCTACCGTACATATGCATGCCTCTAACAATATCAGCAAAACTATCAGGATCTCTGTAGGTTTCTGTTTTATTAATTGAGTCTGCTGTTGCAACTGCTGATGAGTGACCACCAACGATTACACCATAATGTGTGCTACCTGTAGCTGTTGCTCCAGTTGCACCGTTTCCTACTGCAGGAAGATTGTTTGACATATAAACTTTAAAACCGTGAACGTTGTTCAAGATTAATCCGTTTTGTAAACCTGATCCACCAAAGTCTGCATTCATAAGACGTGAGTCTTCATCCTGTAGAAGTTCAGCAAATACTGGGTCAATGACAAGCCATCTACCAGATGTATCAACGTTTTGTTGATCAAGTTTCCTTGACATACGAGCGATGATAGCTAAAGGTGAAGCCGCAGCAGTAGTTGTGTTAAGGCCGTCACCACCTGCACGAGGAACTGCAATTATAGAGTTACCAGCAGTACCGCCATTAAAGTCAGCAGCATCTACTAACATAGTTGCTAATAGTTCGTTTGTGGCAGCACTAGATACAGCAACTGAACCATTTACGGTTGCGTTAACTGTGTCTGATGTTCCATGTAGTGCAGATTGTTTGAAACCTGACAAGTAGCCAAGAACGTCTTGGTCAAATTGGTCAGCCAAACGATAAGCGGCACGATCACTTGCAAGGTCTTGAAAGTTAACATGTGAGTGTGCTTCTTCAATGTCATCAACTTTAAATGCAAAGTAATTTGCTTTGTCAATGGTCAATGAAAAATCTTCGTCATCAAGATCTTGTGGTTGGATAGTTGTGCCACGTGCGTATGCTTTCACAGTGATTTCAGGTTCTTTGATTATTTTAACCGAATCTCCCATGTTAGCGATTTCTCCGAAGTAATCAGAGTTTGTTACAGCTCCTACAACAGATGCTTTGCGAAACGCAAGTTGCACCTGTTTGCTGTATATAACTGGTGAGAAGTTACCGTTAGGTAAATTACCATAACCAGCCGCAGTTGAAAATGCCATTTTAATTCTCCTTAAGCATGTTTCCAGATGCAAACAAAACAAGTTTTATGTAGCGGCTAAATCTAGTAGGGTGCATTTAAATAAAAGTAGGCCAACTTCTACTTCAATGGGCCAAAAGATAATAGGTAGTCTATATTATTTTTGTTGTTTGCTAGATAATACTTATGTACTATCTTTTAATATGTTGCGTAGGTAATCCATAAAGGGGCTACGCAACTACATTGTACATATAGTTATACACTATTGTATAGATATGTCAATACCTTTTAACGAGCATTACCAGATATATCATATATAAACTTACCTGAACGGATAGCTTCCATGATGGCATCTGCATTTTTCTCGTATTGATGTGCTGTCATTTTTTGCACAGTTGATTCTTTTATACTTCCTGACTCTTGACTAGAAGGTTCATTCCTAGCGTTTGTCTTAGATACTGCCTTAGCTGCATCTTTAGAAGTATTAGATCTTTTATTCTTTATTCCCTTGTCTGCTTTATACAAATCTATTGCTCTTGATGCAGACCTAGAGTCACTATCATTTTCGTATAAGGCATCTTGTATCCACTTAGGCTGTTCTTCTGCCCATTCGTGAAACTCATCACTATCTCTTATGTCAGCAAAGTCAGGATGAACAGTCATTAATTCTACTTCTGCTTTATCTCTGTTTGCCTTATCTCGCATCTCATCTATTTCTTTAACACGAGCTTCTAACCCAGATGATTGTTCTTGTGCTTTTTTAATTGCTATAGTTTCTACTATGGCTGCAACATCAGGATATTTTCTTGCCCAAGCTTCAATGTCTTCATCAGACTTAGGTAATTTAATTTCTTGTTTAGTAGATTTTTCTAGTTGACTTTGTAAAGCATTTATTTTTTCTACTTGTTCCTGTAGTTGTTTCTGTGAATGCCTACGTAGATCACCGTATCTTTTCTTAAAACTTTTCTCTTCTGCATTAGTAGGTTCTGCCTCTACTTCTTCTGTTTCAGGTTCACCCTTTTGCTCCGCAATTAGTTCTGCCAGTTCTTCTTCTTCTTTTTTAATGCGCTCTTCGTTAGAGTATTTACGATTTGCGAATGCAACTTTTTCTTGTGGCTGTACTTCTTCTGCCATTACTGTATCAGACATTTCTGTCTCCTTTACTAGGGCCACCGTAGCCTATGTTGGTAGGGGGATGAGTAGCTAGTCATATTTAGCTATTTTTTAGATGTAGCTAAACCACCTTTCTTGTATCTTTTTGTAGGTTTCTTTTTAGGTTTAAGTTTCTTTCCTGCTAGGCCGCCTTTATTATATGGGCCACCGCCACCGCCAGCAGAACCACCACCGCCACCGCCAGAGCCACCACCACCTCCACCGTTACCATCTGGGCCACCACCTCTATCGGGTTCGTTATAGTTTCCAGAGTATGCAGCACTTCCTCCAGTAGGAGTACTTGGAGCAGAGTAGCTTGT